ATTCCTCTCGTGCGCAAACACGGTTCTACGCAATTTTCCATTGCATTTCCAAATAATCAAGACTAATGTCGCATACAAACGCTGGCCCTATGTCGGACCATCACATCTTCGTGGTTAACAACCGGCGAGACTCACTCCTTGAAAAATTAGTCAACGAGTGGGGTATGGATATTGAGGCTGTTAATTCCTCATTTCCCATTAACAACCGGGTCCGCGTCACTTGTTAGGCCTTCCAGGTGGAAGTTGGCGAAGATGGTAACACCCCTCATATTCAGGGGTATTTACAGACGAACTTGAAGACGCATACGTACAAGCTTACGGATAAGCTGCAGGAGTACTTCGGCGTTCGTCCGCATGTGGAACGATGTGTCGGTTCGTCCGAGTCCAACCTGGCTTATGTCTCCAAGGAGGCAACCAGGAAGGAGGGGACTCTCTCCCATTTATTTGGAACTCCGCGCGTGATTCACGCTGCGGGCGGGCAGGGTCAGCGAACCGACCTGCAGGCAGTGCAAACGGCCATAAATGAGGGTGAGTTGTCCCTCGACGAACTGCGCGATAAATTCTTCAACGAATTCTGCAAATTCGAGAAGTTTCTCACCAACTATTTTGTTAACCGCCAACAGAGACTCCAGAGAGATTCTCTGCGTTTATCAATGAATGGGAGCGAATGGCGCTTCCCGTGGCAGCAGGATCTGGCGAACTCTGTACTGCGTACACCTCAACCCCGTCGCATTTCGTGGTGGTGGGAGGCACAGGGCAATGTAGGGAAGTCATACATGGCCCGGTACCTGGCGCTCCACTGCAACGCGGTTGTCGTCACAGCCATGAAGAAGGCGGACATGCTCCATTTACTTACGAAGACCCTTTTGGGAGCCCGGTGCGTCGTCTTCGATTTGACTAGGACAACCGAGGACGGTTCTGTATCCGTCGTCTATGAAGTTTTAGAGCAGCTGTCCAATGGATTCATCTGTTCTGGTAAGTATGATTCCACGAGTCTCTTCGTGCAGCCTCTGCACCTCATCGTGTTCTCAAATTTTGCCCCTGACAGGAGCACAATGTCGATGGACCGTTGGGACGTCCATCATATTTCAACTCCGACCGTTGATCTGGTTGAATTAGAATAATTCAAACCGCTTTCAGCGATTAACAAAAAAACTAAAAAATGGTGTTTCAATAAACACCTCTATTGAATTTTTGAATTGATCTGTTAATGCAATCGTACATATTCCTACCTCCGCTACGCTACGTAGCAATACTCGAATGCGCGTGAACAGACAGCACCGTAGGAGGCGTCAAGTCTTCACGCACGAAGGTACACCCGCCCTTCAAGACATCGTCACAATCATACTCGACATCGACTTTGTCGGTGTTGCCAGTCTTAAACTTCTGTTCAAGACCGAACATATGACAGTATCCAATGCTTGGAGGTGTGTACTCCGAAGCTGCAAATTTGGCCAAAAATTGTCGGATAGTACCCGAAAATTTGAACGCCATTTTATGGACAGCTGCCTGTCCAGGCGCCAGGCCAACCTTCTTTGAGCTAGACAGGTTATCCCAAATGCGCCCGCCCGGAGGCGGGCTGCTCATCACGCGATTCTGGGCCATCATGGTCGGCTCAATGGGATTGCCGTCGTGATCATCATCTGCGTGTCGTTGGGGGCCAAAGATAACCCCGGCCGTACATAACCGATCGTGGAACTTGGACCAGTTATCCGCGTCGGACTCGTACAGAGTCGCATTAACTCGAGGCACATCGTGCCTGAATTTATACAGACGGCCTTGCAGTGGATTGGTATCCAACGAGTTGGCATCTAGGCTGCCACCATCGTTCTTGGTGATGTTGCGCAGCTTAATAATCCGCTTAACGGACAAGCTGAGCTTAGCGTCACCAATCTTTCGGTTGAAGGACACTATGTTGCCACTGCTGTTCAAGGTCTTGAACAGGTAGGGGTAGTAACCTCCTGCAACCTGAGTCTGCATGTCGCCAGCCATAGTAACAACATGAGACTCATACGTACCCGACGAGAAATTGATGGATGTGCCATCCGCAAAATTTCCCGCGGTTCCGTCAGAGTATTTCGCCCGCCTATAGAACAGCTGGCAGGACTGCATCTGCGGGACGGACGCAAACATAGGCACTGCCTCATCGGTGCGTCGAATGGTCACCTTATGCCGCTTCAAGATCGCTCTCAAAATAGCATCAGCGGCAACCTTAAACAATTCCAGACGACCGGCAGTAGCCTGAAAGCCAAAATAAGAAACTCTCTTACGCGACATGACCCCATGCACTTCCTGCTTAGTGGTTGTCGAATAATTCGAAGATTTCTTCTTTTTCGGCTTTTTCTTTGAAGAGGTCTTGGCCCTCTTCACAGAGCGCTTCGTCGCTGACTTGCGCTTCATGGCCTTGCCGGCCTTGCGCTTTTTGCCACCTGTCGATTTCTTAGCTGGCATACTGGAACTGGGAACGTCGGTGGGACCAAAATTCCGTCTATCAGGTCCAGCTCTGCGCGGTCCGGGCAGAAAAGGCCCTCTTCGGGGGGGGTCCGGACGTGATGCGTCCGGTGCGCGCTCAATAATGACGCGCTTGCGTTTTCGTTTGCCGTTTTCGTATGAAGTTACCCATTCATAAACAGCACCAACTCCAACGGCTAGTCCAAATGCTGGTAACGCTGCCCCGGCAGCAACCATTTCACCCGCGGCAGCCACTCCGGAGGCCACGGCTGCGCCCATATCTCCGGTCGCTACTGCTGCCGCGGTTTCCTCAATGCCTACCAACCCCATTTCGATATCGCCGGCGGCAGATTCAATCGCTGGTATCGGATCCTCCACTAGGCGTTCCATCTCCTCGAACCCCCGCTTCATCCCCCTCCCGAACCGGCGGATCAACCCGCTCATGCTCAACGTCTACGCCTTTGATTTTCGCACAGCAAATTGATTGCACGGTTATATGCAACGCTGCGCGCTTCATTGTGACACGTGTGTACACGTGTCACCTCATTATGGACGCCCTGTCTGTTCCCGCCCGTCTGTCCCTCGCCGTTAACCGTTGGTTTTTGGCTCACCCTGCCCATCAATGATCCGCCAACGGCTAGTCATTGATGGTGAAGTGGTGGTAATACTTAGCTCACCACTTCACCGTCAACGGCATTCTGTCCGTTGGGGGGAGGCTGACCCCGCCTTCGGCGGGGTACACCCTAAACCCCTAAAACCAAAACCCTAACCCTAAAGGCCCATACCCTAAAATAGTGCAGTGGTCGGCAAGTCCGTTGGGCTTTGGCGGCCCATAACCTGGCGTGCCACGTGTCGCTCAGGGATTGGCCCGGAGGCGGTTCGCCTCTGAAATGGCGTGTGCCGGGCACACGCCATAAAAGATTCCAATTTTATTCCTTTTTTTATTTTCTATAAATTGTCGCGTTTTGCATCCATCGCGCCATTCCTCTCGTGCGCAAACACGGTTCTACGCAATTTTCCATTGCATTTCCAAATAATCAAGACTAATGTCGCATACAAACGCTGGCCCTATGTCGGACCATCACATCTTCGTGGTTAACAACC